GTTTCCCAGTCACGATCCAAAAAGTATTCAAGACACACTACGCCGCGAAGTCGGCGGTTGGTGGTTTAAGGTGTGGGGAGGTCCATTCACCCCTGCCGGTATTCCTGACCTCATCGGTTGTGTGGACGGGATGTTCTTTGCCCTCGAAGTCAAGCTGCCGAAGAAGTCGTCCAAGCCTTCGCTCATCCAGCTCGAGACCATTCGGGATATCGTAACACAAGGCGGGGGCTGCGCCACAGTCGTTCGCTCAGAAGAGGAGGCGGTGGATGTCGTCCTTACAACTTTGGCCCGAGCAGCAAGGCGTCTTTCAGTTCAGCGTAGAACGAGACGCGACCGCCATGTTCTGCGAACAGCGGACCGGAAAGACATACGTCACGCTGAAGAACGTGGAACACAACGTCGGGTGGGATACGGTCCGTGGGGTTGACTTCTGCGGGTTGCTCGTCACACTGCTGACCAACCGGGATAGCACATGGCTTGATGCACTCAATGAGTTCCTCCCACAGGTGAACGTGACGAGCGACTGGGAGGAGTTCAAGAAACTACCTGCCCCCCGCATCCTACTCGTCCACTACGAAATGCTGCCGAAGCTAATCAACAAGCTGGTCAAGTACAAGAAGTTCAACTGGGCTTGTGTGGATGAGGCCCAACGCATATCGAACCGAGGCAACCAGGCGTCACGCGCAATGGCACGTATGTCCTGGGTTGAACGTCGGCTAGCCCTGACCGGGACACCACAGGAGGTTCGCGAGACCGATTACTTCGGCATCTTCAAGTTCCTAGACCCGGATGTGTTTGGCACGAACTGGGCGAAGTTCGAGAAGCGATACATGGAGTGGCCTCTGGTCGACTTCGAACACGCGCCTGCGGGATCAGCCCTGTGGCAGAAGAAGACGTTGCAGCAGCGCATCCTCAAGAACAAGGCCACGTTCCGCGAGAACCGCCGCCAGGAGTTCCTCGACAAACTCAAGCCCTATTGCGTTCGACTGACCCAGGAAGACGTCGGGATCAAGAAGGCGAAGGTGACCAAGGTGTCTGTGCCTATGTCACCCCTTCAGCGCAAGGTCTACGACTCGATGAAGAAGGACTCATTCTCCTACCTTCCGACACGTCGAAAAGGTCGAGCCAGGCGCGTCACTGCTGCGCTCGCGATAACGAACATAGCGAAACGTCGCCAGATCGCTACTGGCTTCGTATATGACGACGATGAGCGCCTGCACGACCTCAGCGACACGAAGCTTCAGGAGACGTTGCGTTTGGTCGATCGACTGAGCAAACCCGTTGTCATATTCACGGCATTCCGCCCAGACAATGACCTCGTCTATGAGGCGATGGTTGAGGAAGGCTATGACGTTGTGCAGGTCAACGGGTCAACGAAGAAGAAGCTCCGGCCCCAGATATGGCGTGACTTCCAGAAGGGTCGATATGACGTGGCGGTTGTCCAGACCCGGACAGGAGGTGTCGGTGTCGATCTGTGGAAGGCCAATAATGCAATCGTCTATAGCATGACGCATTCCTACCGTGACTGGGATCAGGCGCTGTCTCGATTGAGCGCCAAAGGCAAAAAGTGGCCGACAGAGTTTTTTGTCTTGTGCAGCGAGAATTCTATTGACGAGGACCTCTTCGATCTCGTAATAGTTAAAAAGTTCAACACAGAACGGACACTGAAACATCTGAAACGAGGAGCCACATCATGGCACGGAAGACCACGAAAGCAACGGCGTCGAAGGAAGCACCTGCGAAAGCCGAAAAGGAAAAGCCGAAGTACGGCGTGAATGAGCTGGCCGAAGCTGTCGGCACTCAGCCCGCATCGGTCCGCGTTGCACTGCGCGCCCTTGAGGTCGAGAAGAACTTCGGCAACCAGTACGGCTGGAACACCAAGAAGGACTTCGACGAGGTGGTCAAGGCGCTGAAGGAACGCAATGCCAAGTCGGCCGTCGCTGACAAAGGCGAAGAGAAGAAGCCCGCCGCCAAGCGCGGTCGTGGCAAGAAAGCCGCCTGACACTCACGGGACACTACGTCCACTAAAGGGCCCGGTCATCGCAATGATGCCGGGCCTTCTTAGTAGCTGCTGTCAGGGTCAGTCCTGCGGTACCTGCTTCCACAGTTCGTCACGTTCCGCCGCGGTGAACTCTGCCTCTTCATCATCCAGCAGATCATTCAAGGCGCCGACCTCGGGCTTGCCGTCCTTCGTGAAGTCGTCCTCCTCGAGCATGTCAGCGAGTTCGATCAGGCGCGACAAGCGCTCGTCAGTCGAGCCAGAGTCAGTGCTGTCGCTGTTCGCTGCGTCGTCACTCCCGGCGCCTTCGTTGTCATCGTCCTGGGCCTCCTCAGCGCGCTCAGGCTTCGGGACGTTGCAAGCGATGAAGTGTTCCACACGCAAACGCAGGGAAGGACGCTTGAACCGGAACGAGACGCCGCCGGCATCGGAGTTCAATTTCCCGAAGACGTAGATCCCTTCCTTGCCGAACTGCTCGGTGGCCTTCGCAAGAACGGCTTCACAAGCCGCATCCACGGCTTCTTGATCGACTTCCGCTTCGCCCGGCTTAAACGCTTCGTCGAATGCGGCTTTGATTTCGTGGTCATTTTTCACTGTGGTTCTCCTAAGATTTGAAACGGCTGACGCCGATGACTCCGAAGATGGAGACGATGATCCCGCCTGCCCATTGATCGAGCGGGGCGGGGAGTGCAGCAATCGACCAGTCCTGTGGGTAAGCGCAACCTTGACACCACAGGATCGAGTAGATCACCACTGCTGAGAACCATACCGCGAGGGGTACAGCAAACAGCAGCATGAGGATGAAGCCGCCGGAGCGCATGAAGTCGCCACGGTTGCGGTAGTGAGACATGATGATCTCTGACTTGATCTTCTCACGATCCGTCTCAGCTTCGATACGTTTGTCCACTGTCTCGAGGACCCGGTCGAGCAGACCCCCAGTCAACAGTGAACCAAACCATTTAAGGACACGTAGCATCAGCGGTCTCCTTCTGCCCACTTCTTGATACGCTCGCGGTAAATCCAGGCAAGCGCACCTGCGGCGATGAGGGCGAGTGCAACCTCAGGTGACACACCCAGCCCCTCGGATACCGAGGCAATCAGAGACTTGACGCTTTCCATGGTTTGACCTGCAGTCGCGGCCGCTGCGGCAAGGATCGCCTGGATCGTTGTCGACTGAGCCGGTGTGCTGCGAGGCTGGGAACCGTCCCGACGCTCATTGACGACCGGAGCAGGCTTCTCGTCAACACCGTAGCCCACAGCAAGCAATGCCGCTTCGTATTCGCGGGCGAGTTCTGCGATGGCCTGCGCCTTGTCTGTCCCGTTAACACAGCGACGAGCACCGACGTAGTCCGAACGCTGCAGGGTCACATAGTCGGTGAGCTTCTTGCCGGTCCACCAACCTTCCATGATCCCGTCGACCAGAGCAACGACCGCAATCTCAGCTTCCATCGCCTTGGTCGGGTCTTCGATCACGTCAACCCCTGTGGCCAGCTTGAGCCGCTGATAGTTGCGTTCCCAAGTCGTTTGGGTATAGCCGCGACCGTGCCAAGGATAGTAGCGCAGGTTTTCCTGACGCCAGCGGTCCATGCGCTCAGCAGTCCAGTTGTACTTGGCTTGGAGATAATAGGCTTCCTCCACAGGAAGCATGGTGCGACCCGACTCCCAATAGGAGGTGGCAAGCACGTAGGCGGTCTGGTTGCGAAGCAGCCCCTTCGTGATGCAATAGTTCAGGATGAGCTGAGTGTCACCCAGGTTGAGGTCAATGGTTGACATTGGTCTTTCTCCTTACGAGGTTGGCGGCTGGAGGTAGATGTAGTGCAGGGCAACGCGAACAGCCCCAGCCGTGAAGTTCGATCCGTTCGCGGTGAGAGTCACAGTCGTGCTGCCGTAGTTGCCGGCAGGACCAACAGTACCTTGGTTTGTAGAGCCCGCTGAAATACCTAGCGAACCCCCGAAGCGATCTACAGTTGAACCGTCGCCGGCATCAAAGGACGTGGCGCCAGTGATGGCAGTCGTGACACGAACCGAAGCACCCAGGATGATGCACTGGTTCGGGAAGGCGATTGTCGTTGTGACCGAGGCACCGGACAGACCGGTCAACTCCTCTTCCACACAGTGAACTTGCGTTGCTGCACCGTTCGGTTGTTCGGATGGGTGGTAGATATCCCAACCCGTGTTGTACTTCAGCAGCTGGTTCTCATCCTCGACAAGACACAGCCATCCGTTCTGGGGTGTGTAGAAGGCCCAGGCGCCGTCTTGATAGGCAGCGATGTTTCCTTCTTCGCCAGCCCAGTCGCCCGTCGCAGAAGACGCGACGATGTAGCGGTCACCCGCAGTCGGTGATCCAGGCGGCGTTGCAAGATCACGGTCGATCACACTCAGCTGAACCAGGGCATCGAGGCCCCGGATCGCTTCGTTGTGGGTTACATGCTTCTGAGCCTGGCTGGCTGCGAGAAGTGGGAGTTGTAGGTTGTCAGTGTCAGCCATTGATTGTGGCCCTCCTTCCTGTGCCTCGACCAACGGTTTCGCTGATCTGATAGACGATTACATCAAACGGGCCCGTTATCCCGTCGGCGTTATATTGTGCCTCAGTATATGTCACCTCAGTGGCATCTGTCACGGTCAGAGTTCTGACCACGGTACCGGTGGGATCGAGGACGTCCACCTCATACTTCTCGAAGGCTTCATTCAGAGGCACCTCCTCCTGGTCCCAGCTGTCGCCGTTGATACGTGTCCGACGCTTCCAAGAGATCGTGATATCACCGGTCATGGCCACAGACTGGTTGTTGTGGAGGTCGAGGGTATCAGTCGTGCCATAGCCGAGGTATGGGTCAGTGCCGTCACCTTCCCACCCCTGAGGACCTGTCCCCTCGGTAGCATCTGCATAGGCCCAGAAGGTGGGGTTGGTGCCGGTCCAGTAAGCACTACCCCCATTGCTGCCGATATGGTTTCCGTTAGGTTCTCGACCTTCTCCCATGAACTTCCCGTCAATCCAAAGACGAACATAACCCCCGCCATCAGCATCGGGGTCAATACAGAGGATGAACTCATGCTCCTGACCATCGAACGGGATAAGCTCGAGAGGTATGTCGAGGGTGGCCCGGTCATCGTCAGTTACGTAGGCATCCGCTCTAGCATCATTGGACTCACCAAACTGTAAGCGGAACACACCGTCATAGACCGCGATGATACAGCCGTAGGATGTACCACCATGCTTGAACAGCACTCCGGAGGTTCCGGGGTTATCAGGCAAGAAGGCAGAACCCTCAAGCACAACGGGGTTAGCCCGGTAGCTGTCACCCCAGGTGGTCTCAACGATACCCGGCGACAAGGACTCTGTGGGAGTCAGTCCTCGAATGGTCGCGAGGTCCCAGCTGTGTCCCGTACCCCGGACATCCACAGGGCTGTAAGGCTTAAGGCCTCGACCGGTGAATGTCTTCTGGGTGGTCAGGTAGGTCGGGTCACCAATGTCCTTGTCTGCGGGACCATACTGGAAGTAGTACTCGCGGTTGATATCATTGATCCCAAGAGACATCTGTTGGACCGTGGACTCAAGGACCACGATACGTGCCCCCGCTGCCAGGTTGGCTTCCATGTTATCCTCAGTACCCAACTGACCTCGAAGCAGTTTGGTGAGTGTGTAGGTCCGGGTGCCAGTCAGCGTTGCCGTGACGAATTGCACGATCTCCCAGCCCCCAGAGCTGTTCTCGATGGCAATGGCGTTACTACCATTCAAGACGTTCTGCTCGTCAAGGCTCTCGAGCTCGCCCGAGTAGATCAAGACCTTCAACTCCTGGCTGTAGTCCCAGGTGTCAGTGGTTGACGCAACGTCGAAGGGATCAGTCAGCTCACCGATCACAGTGGGAGCAAGTAGTGTGCTGTCCAAGCCGTAGTTACTATCGGTGATCGACTTATAGACGTTGACGCCAGGCCACGGGTTGACATATGCAGCAGCGTAGGGCTGGTACTCAATATCCGTGCTCTGGAGAACAGGCAAGTCCATGAGGGCAATCACCGGCGAGGTCGATACATTGACCACAGTGAGGGGTTGAGTGCGTGACGCGCCACCACCCGGTTGGAAGATACCGAGGTCGAAGGACAGCCCGCTAATCTGACGGAACGCAGCATCGGCAATCCCTTGGATACGAACCGGCTTCTCGAAGTCATCGGTGCTGATAGTCACAACGTCGCCCGCCTCGAGATACAGAAACTCAGGAAGCAAACCAAACTCACTCACAGTTCGCTTCGCCCAAACGGAATAGAGCAGCTTGTCAACCAACTGCTGGGCCCGGGAGTAATCCATGACCACAGGAGTGTCGCTGCTCGGTTCGGACTCACTGTCAACCACCTCGCGGCGTTGAGACACAGCGGCAAGCTCATAGTCGTTGAACAGGTCGAGGTACTTGATAGTCATTGATCCCGGGAGCTCGTGGCTCGGTTTCTCGGTGAACGTGACAGGCTCCTCAGTCCCTGCGTCAGCGATATCGTCCAGTGACACAGTCGCTCGTGACTGGCTCTCCTGCTGGCTCACTGCTTTGATCGTGTCACCGCTTTCGATGATATCAAACAGGAACAGCGAGGCGAGAGGCTCAACAGCTGAGCGGAAGGACGTTTTTGTCTGAAGCACGAACCCATCACATGAGCCATAGGCACGAGAGAAGTCGTAGTCTACAGTGATGTTGTAGTCCTCAGCCAACTGCTCGAGCAAGTCGGGGATATAGACCGTGTCGATACGACCACTGATCCAGTGACCATACTGCCAGTTCGCTTGGTCAGCCCAGGTGTCACCGTCAAGGGGGAACGTCGGCCAAGGTCGAGCATCGTAGGACCAGTAGTTCATGCGGGTCTCATCAACCATCTTCGCCGCGTAGACACTCGACGTGGGGTTGTTCGATCCGTCAGACCAGTACTCCATCATCGCCCGGATATACTGGCGTTGGATTTCATCATCCCGACCGCCCGACGAGAAGTAGGGCACGAAGCTCTCAGACGACTTCGGGTCATAGAACACGTTGGGTTGGTTCGTGCCTTTGTTGATCGCGGGACAGCCGTACTCAGTGAAGATGATCGGCTTGCTCTCCGGAACCCAATCCGTCGGGTGGATCAGGCTGTTGCCATCGGGACGATTGTAGTGCTTGTTGGACCACCAATTCACCAGGTCCTTTTGACGGAAGACCCAAGGTTCGCTGGGCGCACTCCAGTCAAACGCCTGGTCATACATGGACAGATCGCTCGCTCCAGTTGAACCTGCTGACCATCCGGTTGTCGGTTCTCCACTGATGTTGGTAGCTGATCCTGAAGTGCCAATGTAGGTACCGGAACCTGAGCCAGTCCAGGTGGTATGGTTGCCTGAGGAGTAGGCATCAATGATAAGATCGCCATCAATCCACAGACGCATCTGACCGGGGTTACCCATCTGAACGTCCCAGCAAACCTCATGGACCTCATCGTCGAAGTACTGGGACAGATTAGAGATAAGCTCATCCCCAACAATCAAATTCGCGGTTGAAGGCGTTCCGCCACCGGCAACAGTCTCACCCCCGGACCCTGCTCTAGCGCGAAGGTAGGTTCCGGAGTCACGGATACAGACAATCATACCAGTACCGGAGCCACCCCGTTCAAACAGAACCCCGTCGGTGGGAGAAGACGGCAGCGTTACCTTACAGCTGAAGGCGGTGTCTTGGCTTCGAGTAGCGCCAGAGCCAAAGTCAGCATAGGCGATACCCCCACCCGTGCTGACAGCAAGAGTGCGGTCGGCGTCACTAGGATCAACGTCGAAGACCGAAGTGCCATCAGTGATCGTCGTCCGTGTCTGTGACACTCGGTCAGCTGTGGAAGCATAGAAATAGTCGAAGTCCTCACCACCTGCAACCTGGCCCTTGAGGTAAGTCAGATCATAGATAGACTCACCCTTCGGTCGACCATACACGTCGTTGCCAGTGCCGTAGTCAGCGTGGTCATCGGAGTCACGCCAGTCAGACAGCTTCATGTAGTTGTCAATGCCAATGAAGTCGACATTGCTATCAGCCCACAAGGGGTCCAGGTGGAAGTACACATCATTGGTGCCGTCGCTCGGGCGATGAGAGTGGAATTCCGACCAGTCGGCAGCATAACCGATCTGTGCTGATGGGAGCAAGACAGACACCTCAGCCGCAAGGTCAATCAACCCCTCGACAAATGGGAAGTCGTTGTTCTCATCCCGGATTGTGGAGGCACCCACCATCTCAGTCCCGACAATGAAGTAGTCTACGCCACCAGCCTGACGGCACAACTCAGCCATATGAAGCGTGAAGCGTTTGAAGCCCCACTCAGCGGCGCCGCTGTAGGTCACTGCGCCGTTGGACCCCGAGAACTCACTGGCGTCAGCAGTCCCAAGGAAGGCGTCAACCTGAGTTCGAGCGGTGGCTGTTTTGTCGACCGACCCCACATACCCTGCCGCGGGTGAGCAGGTGATACGACCTCGCCACGGATACACGGGCTGACCCACGGTAGCTGCGTTGTCACTGTAGGGGTCCGGCAAGGTGTTGCCTGCCTCAACGTCCATGATGATGAAGGGGTAGAACAGAACCTCGAAGCCACGGGACTTCAGGTCGAGGATGGCTTGATAGACTGAGACGTCATTGGGGGTACCCCCGAAGGCTGAGTAGCCCTCATAGGTTGAGATGATCCCGGCATCCGCTCGATCAAGCTGTGCCACACGCCAACCGATTTCGGAAGTTTCTCCAGCAAGCGTTGTCCTTTTGGTGTGGTTCTCCACCTTCGGCTTAAGTGTGCAGTTACCAATGCGCAAGTCATCACCAAACCAGGTAACCACAAAGGTGACGATGTTGCAGTTGGGAAGGTTCACCTCCATCTGGTCGAGTGCGTGTTCCCAGTCACTCTTGCCATCGCCGGTGTGATTGTTCTCTACGCGGCGCTCAACGATATCACTGCCCTCATAGATCACTTGGTCAATCTCGCGGGGGTCATAGCCGAACTCAGTGGTTCCCGGGATCAAATCAATACCCGTGATGAGGTCGCCTACAGCATCATTGTCGGATCGAGTGATCGGCTTAGTGATCTCGAATGTCATTTGGGGGATGCGGTTACCAAACTTGTTGATCTGCATATCCTCGAAGATGATGTAGGCCAACCCCCGATAGCCAGGAGCATTGCCGCTGCCCTCTTTAGTCTCGATGAGTGAGTCCGGGTTCTGGGTCTCAGTGCCCTTGTAAATCCGATAGGTGTAGTCAGACAGATCGAGCAGCTTGCCATCAGCCCACACGCGGTGAACGTCGAGGATTTCACCCTCACACAGACCGACTGCAAAGTTGGCATAGTAGTTGTAGGTGGTCGTTGTCACCTCGCTGCCACCGCCGCCACCTTTACCGCCGGTCTTTGTTGTCTCCTTGACAACCTCCTCACGCAGACGAGTTGCCCAGATGACGTTGCCCGCAACTTTGAACCGACCATAGCCTCGGTAGATGTTGGTCCCTTCCACAGAGGTCATGACGTTGGCCTCATTCAATCGAGGCCCTTCCTGTGTCGACTTCAACGTAGGAGCAAACAAGAAGTTATCAATCGCTGTACCGATAACGGAACCGATTGTCTGGCCGATCACAACCGCGCTGATCCCGAGGAACGTGCCCCCGATGCTTAAACCAATTGCGGCACCGACGCCTGCGAGCAATAGACCTGCCATGTTACTTCACCTCCTGCGGGAACCGGAAGACGTAGACGATGCGACGCCTCCACCAGTCGTTCAAATGTATCTCGGTTGTGGGCGAGTTGTTGTAGGAATGAATAGCCTTCCCGTTCTCGGTCAGGATCATCACATGCTTGGCCACACGTCCCTTTGCCCAGCGCACTGCGACCATGTCACCCGGTTGCATATCCTCGAGTGCTACTGGCTCCATATATTTGAACCCAGCGGCGATTATGTCCTCATTCCCATTGCTGTCACCCCAGTCAGCGGAATAGTTGATATTCTCGGCAGGGTTGAAGCCATAAAGCTCGCGGAAGATACCGCGAACCAATCCAATGCAATCACACCCGACGCCTTTAAGCGAAGCCTGGTGGTGGTAGGGCGTACCGATCCAGGTCCTCGCCTCGGCAATGATATCCTCAGTCTTTACCAACGAAGTTCCCTCCTCCATCAAAGTTCGGATCGCCTGTGTTCGCATACTGGACAACCGTGTTACTGCCCGGGATATGGGGGAAGCCACGGAAGTTCTCTTCGTTGCTGAACTTGGCCTTACAGGTCTTGAACGTCTTGTCACAGCCAGCCAGAACGTCAAAGGTATCGGACGCCTGTATCTCAAAAGGGGTCTGTTCCCACAGGCTGATGGTCACCACGCCGTCGGTGTTGAAGTGTGCCTTAACCTCGCGGACAATGCCGTTATTAGCTCCTGACGTGAAAGTGACCTTGCCCCGACTGAACCAGCTGTTGCTGTAGGAGTCAAGCCCCGTGGCAACGATTGACGAGTAGCCGTTAGTGGAGGCAACTGTGCCATTGCCGGTGAAGCTTGCCCCAGACAGACCTGTCTTAGCACAACGCCCATCCCCAAGCAAAGCGTCACAGCCGTATTCATACATCCGACCTTTGACGTTCTGCATCTGGTTCGAGATACCACGAACTTCGGTCTGGAACATGGTGGCTCCCCGTTTGACCTCGCCCAGGTTTCCCTTCTTCATAACGACACGCTCAGACACGTCCTCCCAGTTAACCAGATAGACAACCACCTCGGCGTTGTCATAGAGACCCGCCTCGATATCGGTTTCGGTGATGTTGTCGGAGTCGACTGCGCCATAGACGTCCATGTTATCCACAGACATGCCGAGTTGGCTTTCGATCTCTGTACCAAGGAAGCCGGTGGCAGCCTCGTAGGTCGTGCTGTCAAAGGTGAGGTCTCTGTCGTGGTTTGTGAAGCCGAGAACACTGCCGTCAGTCTTCGTGATCTTCCAGCACCAGGCGAGCGTGGTCTCCCGGGTTTCGAGGTGCGTTTGTAGTCCCGCCGGAATATCGGTTCTCATACTCTGATCTCCACAATGGGGATATCGGGAACCTGTCCCGCTTGGAATGCAGTCAGGTCAATTTGAAGGTAGTCGGTATCGAAGCGGACAGGAACGTCGAACTCATAACCCGCTGTGATCGCGTGACCGGATGTGGGTGCAACGCTGAACGTGATGACCCCTGTGGTCAAATCAACCGACCAACCCGAGCCTCCCGTGTCAGCTCCATTGACGCCGATCAACACAGTGCCACTGACGGGTTTCTTAATATCCCGGGTGTAGGGCGCATAGGACGAGCCGTAGGTCTTGGTCAACTGGAACGTCGTGGTGCTGCCGTCACCCGTACCGATGGTCTGGTCATTGAACGCCAGCGTCTCTTTCGGCTTGCAGGACTTCCAGTCGAACTTGTCTTTCCAGCGGAAGCCGTGCAACATGCCCCGGCGTTCCTCGAAGAACTCGACCACATCATGGATATCGTCCAGACTCTTGACACCGTAGCCCGCGTTGTACTCCCGCTTCGAGTCTGCCCACTGTGAGTTCCGGTGTTCGAAGCCGGACCCGGAGGCAGCAATGATGGTCTTACGTTTCGGGCCGCCACGGGCACCGAAGGCGATGTTGGTCGGGAAGCGTGTTTCGTGAAAAGCCATTATTGGTTCCTCTGCCCTCTCTGCAAGAACATGCCCATTCGAGAGGCAAGCTGCGATTGTGATTTCTGGAAGCTCTCCACGTCAGGCGTGTTGACGATCATAGTGATCTGCGGTGCCGCACCTCCCATGCTCTGCATCATGTGTCGAGTTTGACCCGCAGTAGTTACGCGACGAGCGCCCGAAGGACCATCCTGGCTGATAAGCTCAGCACCCTCTTCACCAGCGATGAAGTTCCGCCACGGCATTTCCACACCGCCTCGAGCACGGGCGCCGAACATATTGCCTCCGCCGAACAGCCCAGTGAACAGGTTGGAGAACAGTGACCCAAGCCCGCCTTTCGACGTGGCCAGTGTCTTGAACATATTGGACAGCTCTTCCTGCAACAGCTCCGAGGTCGATTTGATGATGAGCTGGTTAAGGTCCTGGATGAAGTCGCTGAACGTGAAGCGACCCGTCTCAGCCAATCGTTCAAACGCATTGCCGAACACTTGGGCAAGGTTGTCAGCTGCGGTCTGCAAACCATCCTCAAGCGTCTTCATCATGTCTTCGACTTCTTCGCCGGCACGGCGAGCAGCATCACCCACACCTTCGACGCCTTGGGCAATCCGGTTCATGGCGTTCTGGATCGCCTGGGCCCGAACCTCATCGAAGAAGTCACCCGCCCAATCCCGGCTCATGGTCTCAGTGAAGATACGAGCGAACTCGGCACCCAGCTGACCGAAGGAGTCACCGACCTCAACACGCCATGCGTCGAGGTTGGGCGCACTCGGCAGCGATACACCCGAAACGAAGTTCTCATTGAAGGCTGTGGCAGCGGCAGCACCTACCTCAGCCATAACGTCACCGATACTGCCTGAGGCATCCATCCGGAACTGGTCAAGGCTTGCTTGGTCGAGTTCGCCCAACGTGCCTGAGAAGCCAAACAGCTCAAGCGCCTTGTCAGCACCCACAAACTCAAGAAGCTGGTTAATCCCCTCGATCAGTTTGTTGATGCCATCCACGGCACCGTTGACCATCTTCTCCACACCAGTGACGATCCAGTTGACCGCCTCGGCGATGGCGATGCGCAGGATATCGGGGAAGGCCTCCCAGATGCCTTTGATGGCACGGAAGGCAAACACGAAGGACTGGACGATCTTGTTCACCCCAACGAGCACGTTCTCGGGGATAGTCACGAGGAACAACATACCGAGCCACTCAGCCACGTCAACGGCGTAGTTACGGATCGTGCCGAAGGCGTCACTGAACAGGTCAGGCAGTGCGTTCCACAATGCACCGATGGCTCGAACGGAACCGGCAATGACGCCTACCACCACATTGATGATCTTCGGCGTCCACTCGGCAATGAAGTCCAGGACCTCCCCGAACTTCTCCTTGAGCCATTGAAGCGGCCCACCGATAACACCCATGATCTTTCGACCGAGCACCTGGAACACAGCAGCCACAGTGTCACCGAACGAGACAGACACGTCGGTCGTCTTGTTGATCTCCCGTTGCAGGATGCCGAAGCCCCCAGCGATAACAGCCAAAGGCCACAGGCGCTTGCCGAGGCCGGAAATGATCTTGCCGATATCAGACAGTGCTGCTCGGACGCCGCCTTGCCCAGCGTAGATTTGAAGGATTTGAGAACCCTGCTGGATCAGGACCGTGAGCGGGTTCATGCCTGTGGCAAGCGTCATCCCAACGTCATTGATCTGGTAACCCAGGTTCATCATCTGCATTCGAGCCATACCCACAGAACGACCGAAGTTCCGAACGGGTCGAGCATCGAAGGCGGGCGGGGCCACCGTAGCAGCCTGCCGAAGAGACGCAGCATAGCCATGCACCTGGCGCTGCGCCTCCCGGTAGTCTCCGCCCAATTTCGAGATTGCAGAGGCGTGGCGGTTCAGCTGGGACATATACTGCCCCTGCGTGATAATGCCTTTCTGCAAGTCGGTGGTCAGGTTCTCGATGCTCGTTGACACAGTCTCCCATTGACGAGACATCTGTTGGGTGGCCCGTTGGGTTTGGGTCACACCCTCCTGAAGCTCCCCGGAGAGCTGGGACAGATCAGCGCGGACCTGAACGAACAGTCTTTCAATCAGTCTTCCGAGGGCCATCAGGATACCTTTCCATTAGCGAGTTAAGTGAGGATCGGGATAGCGGGGCTTCGCGTTTGCCCTGGGTTTTTTCGGTGTATCCCTTGAAGCAGGCCTGCCATTCTCGCAAGCTGTAGTTCCAAAAGACCTCGGATGGTAGGTGCATGTGCCCGAAGGCAATCTTCATCCATCCTTCCCAGGGCGTTCTGCCCCGCTTTAGTTTTTTCCCTTGCCCTCACCATCCTCTGTGTTTTCATCACCTTCCCCGTCATCGAAGCCGGCAGCTTGGAAGGCATCGCGGATTTTCTGCATGAGGTCCTTGAGCGGGACGTTCCAGGTCATCATATCCTTGGACGTGATCTCGATATGGCCCCCACCGTTGAGTAGAGCCACAAAGATGGTCATCACGTCTTTCATGCGAGCCTTCTGGAAGACCTTGTCGACTTCGGACAAAGAGTCCATGCCCTCGATCTGGTCTTCGATTTGTGCGATGGCCCCGAGAGTGAGACAGAGCTTGTACTCCTTACCCTCGGGACCTTCGATTGTTACTTCACCGCGTTGCTTGTTGGCGTTCATTGGTCTATCCTCCTGAAATGACCTTGTGGTTGATGGGTTATGCAGCGGTCCAGGTCAGTTCCCCAGCGGACTCGAAAGTCATGGAGTACGTCGCTTCGCCGTTGTGTTCGCCGGCATAGTCGATGGCGGTCACTTGGAACGCACCTTCGATGGTACCGAAGTCGGGCACGATGAACTGGTAGTCTTCATGGGTGCCAGCGAAGAAGTAGCCGCGAACGTCTTCCTCCCCTGCCGAGTCCTTGAACACACCGGAACCTGTGACAGTTGCAGAGCGCAGCCCCGCACCAGCCAGCAGCTCGCGCCAGCGGTTGGTTGAGTCGGAGTCCGATACGTCGACCGTCTCCGAATTGAGTGAGATGGACTTCGAGCGCATTCCGCCAATGGTGACGAATGTACCAGCGCCGTCCGAGTCCACCTTGATAAGCACGTCCTTGCCGGGTTGTGCAGCCATGGTTAAGTCTCCTCTGTTATGGCACGGAATAGCCCGATGCCGTGGTAAAGTTGGCCATCCCTCACTACCTGCTTTGACACGCGCCGGCAATTCACCAGGTTGTGGTCAGTCAGCGAGAAGCTGGCCATTTCATCATGCAGCAGCTCCTTGACCCGCCGCATAATCTGGTTGACACGTTTGGAACCTTCTTTGTCGTCCCATACGTGAATGTAGACGGAGTGTTCTTCCCCGTCATCTGTGTCTGTGTCCCACTCATCGCTGTCCGTGATGTGGACAATGATGTAGGGTTCCTGTGTTCGACGGGGCACGTAGTTGAAGACCCGATCCCCACAGGTTGAGCCGATAGTCGCGTCAGCTTTGAAGGCTGCGACGAATGCGGCAATGAGTTGGTCTGCTGCGTCTTCAGCCATCAGAGCTTCCCCTTTATCGCGTCTTGTATTGCCTTGATGATCCGCTCACGCCACCGCGTCAGTGCGGGACGAAGGAACGGACGAGGCAGCATGTGCTTGGTTCCGTATTCGAGTTCCTGAGCGTAGGGTGCCGATGCACTCATGGTCAGGTTGAACTGAGTGGGATCAACGTCCACCTCAATCGAGTTCGCGAGCATACCGCGGTCATTGGCGGGAACCTCACCGGGTGCAGACGCCTGATGAACACGGGCGGGATGGTACCGCTTGACGATACGGCCAGTGCGAGCACCAGTCCGGATGCTGCGTTTGATATCTTCCTCGATGGGAGACGTCAGGGACCGAAGACCGATGACCACACCAGCCTGAATGTCGAGGGGCAACTTCTTGACCTTCGCTTGGAGGCGACCCATGTTTCTGACGCGAACGGTGAGGGCAGGCATTACATCGGTCCTCCTTCACGCAGCATGGCAAGATGGAACTCTTGCAGGTTGTCGGGGTCATAGAGCTGCTCGACGTAGTAGTTGATCGTCGTGCCGCCAACGTCACGTTGCCAGGTCTGTCCTTCAGCCAGCTGGTCGTTGTAGCGGAGCCAGCAGCGATGTGTCGTCAGCTCGGTATATTGCTCACCCCACTGACGTTCACGCGCAGTCACTGGCTCGATATGACACCAGACAGTCGTGAGCAGATCACTCGGGTCGGGATCGCCCCTATCAAAACCACCAGAGCCATCGTCAACCTGATCTACGTTATAGACCCGGATACGATGGCGCATCTTGCCGATATCGAACTTTCGTGTCTTCATAGCCGCTGCACCTTCCACCGGTTCAGGATCGACTGGACATGGACAGGGGCCATCGCCTGGTTCTGATCCGATTGCGTCTTGACAAGCTCACGGTTCTCGTACCAGTGAGCAGCAAGTTGTTTCACCGCCTGACGCAATGCGCCCGGAACGTCGGTTGCGTTGTCACCATACCCGGCCACATACTCAATCTCGATCCCGTTGCGAGTACGAGTGAAGACAGGCCACACAGTGCCTGTGTTGAGGATCAATTGGCCAGGAGTGGCGTTGGTGTCCAGGAAGTAGTTCGACGAGGCGAACACCGTGGACGAGTTGTCATTGTCGTAGGTGGTCACGGACGTAACGGACTGGAGCTGACCGATAGGCAGCTCAACAAAGCCCTGAGTGCCCGAGGAGATCGAGCCTTCACGGACACCGTCCCACCAACCCAGGTTGTCGCCTTTGGCTTGAGGCCAGGCGTCCATCACAAGGGTCCATGATTGTGTGATAAGGGCGCGACGTGTGAACTCCTCCACGTATTCACGCGCCGCAAGGATGAGAGAGTCAAGCAGGTCCGCCTCATTGGCTTCCAAAACGCCATCGCCACGAAGGTGAGCGTCAAGCTCCGCTTTCGTGACGGGTTCAGATGCCGGGTCGGTTGTTCTTTTATTCGAGTACATGACAATCTCCTTTGAGGTTGGGGGCCATCATCCAGGGAGGAGGATAATGATGACCCCCGCACCACCAGCGAACGAGGATTACGCAGGCGGGTTCGAGGCCGGACCTTCCAGCGGTTCGAGAATGGCCAGGACTGCCATAGGCGCGTTGCCCGAGTTGGCGGTCACGTCATCAATCTCGATGGACACGTAGTCCGCTGATCCGACATAGCCGATCTTGCGGGTCTCCCCGTCGTCCTCGAAGGTGAAGCCTGCCAGCGCCTCGGTACCGACCAGGTCGGCGTCAGCGACAGCAGTGTGGTTGCCCTGCGTCGAGTCCGAACCTTCCTTGACCGTGACGGCCCAGGTGGCATCGGAGTCGGCAAGAGTGCCGAGCAGGATAACGAAGGTGACGGAGCGGTAGTCCCGCACGTCAATGGCAGCGGAAACCTGTGCCGTGCCATCAGTCACCACCACGGGAGCGATTGCAACCACCGGGTGGATCGAGTTCATAAGGTCCCGTTTCATGGGTATCTCCTTGTTTGAACGGTTAGTGGATGGGTAAGGCGCTCATTCGCCTCACCCGGTGGTGGATCAGGAAGCGCCGAACTTCAGGTGCTTGATCGCGTCCCAGTGGCCCATGCCGCCGCCCACACGCTTGGTGGTGTAGAACAGGATGTAAGGCTTGGACGAGAACGGATCGCGCAGAACCCGGGTACCGATGCGGTCCACGATGATGTAACCGCGGCGGAAGTCGCCGAAGGAGATCGAGTAGCTGTCAGCTGCGATATCCGGCATGTCTTCCAGTTCGGTGATCGGATAGCCCATCAGCGTGTCGGGCTGACCTTCGCGCAGGTTCGTGTGCCACAGAGGACGGCCATCCGCGTCACGCAGCTTCATGACCGAAGACACCGTCTTGCGGTTCATGGTGAAGCGAGCGTTGGAACGGAAGGTCGGCTTCAAGGCATAGACCAGGTCGATGATATTGGTCGCCTCTGCACCCGGATCGGACGAGTTGTCCGCCCAATCACCCGACTGGCCCGTTGCGATGTAGCCATGCTTGCCCCAGGCCCAAGAGTCATTCGCCACCTTGTCACCCTGCATGAAGCCCTTCGGTTTCGCAGAGCCGTTGCCGTTCACGAAGGCAGCACCTTCCTGGTAGGCGAACTCGATGGCAACCTCGTCGGCGAGCCAGTTGTCGATGTTGATGGCCGCATCATCCAAGATGGACTGCGTGGCCGCCGGCATCGCGTAGAGCTCCATGACAGGGTATTCCTGCACCGCGAGTTGCGGGGTGTTGGTCTGAGGACGCGACTCCTGTTCACCAACCCAGCCGGAGGTCGCACCGCCCTGACCCGTCATGCGCTTGTAAGACGCAGTCGAGACCTGAACCACACGAGCGATCTGGCGCACGTTGGAGATTTCCGTGACAACACGGTCGATGGCCGTTTCCATCTGGACAGGAACCGTATAGCCGCCGTCGGGATCGGAACCCACGGACAACGTCTTCTGCTCGATGGCCTGGAGTTCCTCGGACTCGACGCCTTTGCGGAAGAAGCGCTCGAACTGCTTCTTGTGCTCGATCTGTTCCTCGGTCATCTGGGTCTTGGTCCCATCAGGCGCGGTCAGGATCGGGCGGGCTTCCTTCAGGCGAAGGTTCTCGATGGACTTCTTCAGGCCATCAAGGTCAGCAGCCATCTTTTTGCCGGACTCGGTGTCGAGGGGATCGACGTCCTTGCCCTTCTTAGCCAGTTCCAGGTTCTCGTCGGTCTTCTTCATGAAGGCCGTCAGCGTGGTGTCGAAGGCATCCAGCTGCCGTTTGATTTCGACGGTATCCGGCGCATTGCCACCATCACCGCCATTGCCCGCGTCCTTGGTTTCGAGCGGGCCCTCGGGGTACATGAAGTCTTTCATGTGAGTCTCCTTTGCAGGGTTTCATTCATCCGCCGGAGTTGTTCCGACAGATCGCTAAGCCCGTCGCCAGGATCGCCCTGTGCTCCGGAAGTGTTGGCGGCATCCCAGCCACCTGCGATAAGCTTTACAGCCATCGCGTTCGGCATGCCTGCGTCACGCAGTACACGCTCTACCGTCCGCTTGTCCCAGTCGCCCTTGACTGACGTGACCGTGGCCGAGGTCAGCATGGGGAAGGTGACAAGGGAGATTTCCCACAGATCGAGTTCCTTCAACATACGAGTGCCAGTGGCATCGTCGCGCAGGGCCTTGATTGTGCGATAACCAATGGACATGCCGTCAATGACGCCTGCCCTCATCAGTTCAAGTGTTTCGCGTCCCTTCTGGACTGTGGTGAGGATGCGACCCTTGACGAAGAGTCCCGTCTTGTCCTCCTTCACCTCGTCCCAGACGCCGATGGGATAGGACGGATCGTGCTGCCAGAGCATCTTGATGCCGTTGGCCTGCCGTCGTCCCAGCGAGTTCAGAAAGGCACCCTTCACGACCGTGTCACCGCCTTGATCGCGGTCACCGAACTTCGAAGCGTAGCCCTCGAACTCGCCTTCCTCCGACACCTCTTTCAGATCAAGGGGTGCGAATTTTTGCTCAGTGTTCGTGGTCATGGTTCAGTTTCCTTTCATGGGCGGATCATAAATTGGCACCGCCATATTTGCAATAGGGCCGTCTCTTCCTCCGTAGGCCTAGGGGTATAGGTTGGTAAAAATGTTCCACATACCATGGCAACGATGTTCAACAACGACACTCACGCCGTCTAAGGAAGGCGTATGTATGCGCCATGGCCCGTCAACCCATTCACCAACTGGACGGGACGTTGGGAGTGCGTCATCAGCTGGTGGAAACTCAACGGCCACCCGAGCATTACTCTGGATGAATGTGAGCCCCATAAACTCGCAGGCGCGATACTTCTCGAAGTGGACATAGACGTCCAGAAAGCCATCACCTTCGACTACCTGCTCGAAGGACATCTTGCTGACAACGGGGAACAGCTTCGCTTCGATGACAGGTAGGAATGGCAAAGCCACCATAGCGGTGATCAGGGTTACGCTGATGTTGGACAGAACGAGTGATGTAAGGTTGAATTTACCCAAGGCTGAAACCCCCAGAGATTAGGAAGGCCATCAGGGCCCCTATGATTGCGGTTAATACGAGCCATACCACTCTACTGATATGGGAGTCGATCTTGTCAAGGCGTTTCTCGACATTATCGAAGCGTTCTTTGGCGTACCGGTCCCGCTCATCATGGACAGCACGTTCGGTATCTACCTTGTGCCTCCATTGCTCAAGCTCAGTGACTCGAGCGGCAACGCGGTGGGGGTCACTTGTGTCGTTAGTCATCCATTACTCCAATCTGTAGTTGACGGTGCAACGGCAGTTGACAGTGTTCTTCGCGGTACCTGAAGGGTCACCGGGGTATAGAAGGTGCTCGCCCCCTACGTCAAACGGTGCCTCTATCTCGCGAACCTGACCATGAGCAGCTGCGTGTTCGGGTCGGACATGAGCATCCTCTCGGGATATCCATTCTTTGGTGATACGAACCCCGAGTGACCGCGCAGCCTCGAACGCGCCACGCTCAAGAGCGATGTGGCTCTCTGTCCGTGCGATGCGTTCTGCATACGCTGGGTTCTTCAAGATGTTTCGGATAGTCAGTCGGGCGTCGGCGATTGATACGCCTTCGCGCAGTTCACGAGCGACACGGTCACGCAGGTACCGCTCAATGAGTTCAGCCCTTGCACGGGAGTAGTTCCGGAGTCTATGCCGGATACCCATCATGACCAGATCGACTGCCTCGTTCTTCTGGTCACGGGCGCGGATGATGTGGGTTGCGCCTTCTCGACCGACCGTCTCACTGAAGCGGAAGATCAGGTCTGCAAGCGTCGACTGCCATTTGAGCAGCTCTTCAGCGATGATCGGGATAGGATCAAAGGCCCAGCGAGCGTCGATATCGCGAGCCAGAGCGTTCAATGACGCTGAAACGCTAGTCGTCATACGCTTTTCATAACGAATGAGCAACTGGCTCGATATAATACCCGCTTCGCGCATTAGGAGTCATCCTCCTCAGGCTCCTTGCCATCATCGAAGGGGTCTTCGCTATTTGGCTCCTTGCCGTCGTTGAGGTCTTCCTTCGGTTCGTCAGCGTTGCGGGGCATTTCGTTCATGGGTGCCCAGATCGCCTCACCGACCTTGCGGTCCTTCGCCTTGTCATAGCCGATGGCCTCGCGCTTCTCGTCAAGCGTCAGCACGGTCGACTTCTCCACACGATCCCACAGTTCCTTGCGCTCATCGGCCAGAGCTTCGAGTGTGTCGAGGTCGGTCTTGACCAGGAAGTCATCGCCATAGGAGGGGCCGAAGAACGTGGTCAGGTCCTCGCATACGTGATTGACCAAAGGAATGACCGTCTGGCGATACAACGCACGGACGGCCTGGGAGTAGTTGGTGTAGGTGTTATCACCAGGGATACCGAGGAGCTGCGGGGGAACACCGAAGGCAAGAGCAATGTCCCGTGCCGACTGCTGTTTCGCGTCGGTCTGCTCCATGTCCTTCGGTGCGAGCGACATCTCCTTCCAGTCTAGCCCGCCTTCAAGCAGCAGGGGCCGGCCAGCATTCTTTGGCCCCATGTACTTTTCCTCCAGCTCTGCTTTCAGCCGAGTGAACTGCTCGTCGGACAGCGTCTCCGTCCCTGACTCACCACCGCTGTAAACCAGGGCACCCGAGGGTCTCGCACCGTTCTCGAGGAGCGACTTGCTGAAAGCGTTTGACTGGTTGTGGACGTCAATCGAATAGGCTGCAGCTTCCACAGGGCTGAGGCCATAGTGGTCATTCGTTGGGTGAAACTCCTTGACGTGCAGGATGGGCAGCTGACCACTCTCATTGCCCACACTGTAGATGATCTCGGTCTGGCCGACGGTATAGATATACTTCTCAGGATAGCCACGAGCTCCAACGGCAACCTTCATACGGTCGGGGCGAAGGATGAACAGCTCACGTGGGTTGCCGTCGAGCATGACGGGTTCCATGTAGCTGTTCCCCGACAGAAGAAGGAAGGAGTAGAGCCGGGTCAGCAGCTCGTGTCGGGACTCGAAGGGGTTGGGCCGCTTCATCAGGTCGAGGAAGGGGTGGGTTTCCATCTCTTTGTCGCCTTCCATGACGAGGAAGGGCATCGAGGCGGCGGCTTCAGCAATAAGCCGGACGCATCGGTAAGAGACTGCATTCATTTCGTAGGACTCTTTGGCGAGCTTGTCATACTCGCGAGGGGTCCATGTCGGACGACCAAGCGTCTGCAGGTGAATGCCCCTGCCTGTCTTCGACGCCTTCGTCTCTTGTGTCATCTTTGCCATACGGAGATCTCCTTCGACAACCATCATAGTGCCAAAGGAGGGGGAACGTCAACCGCGATTATGGCTTACGTTACGCACGTATAACGCACGTTACAAGCGCCGAATACCCGGTTCGGACTGTTTGCGGTTGCTTAATTCGGCCAAGCCCCACACCAGTGCATCGAGCCTGTCGGGTGATTTACCTTCTACGGTTCCGGACGGGTCAAAGTCGCACATCTGATCTTCTAGGTCACTGAAGCTGCCGACGTGATGCACTCGGCCTTGTTCGTAGAGACCGGCGATGGGTTCAGCGCGCAGCCACTTGCCCTTCGATGCACGGACCTTGATGACCTTCACCGTGGGATCAACACCGCGGATCACGGACTCGACCATATCGCCGCCTTGGTTCACCTCGGCTACAATCGCGTTCGCCTCGAACTTGTAGTAGTTGCTGATTGCCGTCTGTGCCCACTGTTCCGGACTGCGTCCCTGGACCGTGCCGTCGTGCTCGACGTAGAAGTGGGCGTGGTTCGTGTTCGGGATATCACGGCTGCAGACGATGATGCCGCATTCATCACTGGTGGCGTTGCCAGTAGCGGGAGGGTCCACAGCCACAACAGTCATCTGCAGGTCTTCGGGCAGGTCCTTCTTGGGGATGCGGTGCTGGTCGATCAGCGGCTGGTGGAAGAGCGCGTTCGGGTTGTCATCGAGGATTTCAGCACTGAGTTCCTGACGGCCGAGACGAGTGTTCTCGTATCTGGCGACAATAGCTTCTCGGAAGGAGGATGCGAGATTGTCAAGGTTATCGTAGGTGTGGCCCTTGGTGATGAGTGTGCTTTGGCGAGCGACGATCTCCTTGAGCAGCTTGGTGGGTTTGGGTGTGGTAGTGATGCACTGCACCGGCCGCTTTCCAAGACGGAGACCAAACTGCAGCTGGTCCCAGGCCTCTTGCTGATACCGCCACTTGCATAGCTCGTCAAGCCAAGCCGCGTCATGCTGCGGACCACGAAGGCTTTCAGGATCATCTGCAGAAAAGATTGTTGCTCTTGCGCCATTGGGCCACGTAAGCCTCCGTTTTGAGGGTTCATAGTTCGGTCGGTTCCACGGTGGACACACGGCAATGATGCCGCTTTCTCCCTCCACCATAACGTCACGGGCGTCACCTGCGTCCTCAGCGACAAGTGCAATCCGCCGGTAGTTATGGTTCTCGACCAGATCGCGGACCCACTCAGCTCCTGATCGTGTTTTGCCGAAGCCGCGTCCAGCGAGGATGAGCCAGGTGAGCCAATCGTGCTCGGTCTTCGTGAGTGTGGGAGGTATCTGCTGAGGACGGGCCCAAAACGACCACTGGTACTGCAGCATCGTAGCTTCTTCATCAGTGAGGGAAGCAAACAGCTTGACCAGGTCCTCGGGGTCGACTTGCTGTCGCAGTTCATGTAGGCTGAAGTTCGCAAGGCTCATGTTTCCTCCGGGGTAATGTCGATCATGTCGGGGTTGCTGGGTGGGAGTGCAGGGGCTGCCACACCGAGGATGCCTGCGATTTTGTCAGCGAGTTGTTCCGCTGCGCCTTCGAACTTGTGGGTGTGCTCAACCTGCTGCTTGTCACCGAACTCAGTGGGCATACGGCTCTTGGCTAAGAACATCAGCAGATTGTCGGAGTACTCCTGCTTGTGCCCGACGACTTTGCCATCGTGGTAGATCGCTCGTTTCACGCCGTCAACGCCGCGCCGTTTGATTTCCGCCCGGATCACGTCATCGCCGTCAGCTCTCGCATCTTGGTAAGCCTGTTCGAAGTCGGGGTCTTCCTTGCGCCGTCGCTGGAAGTACTTGGTGCCACAGCCGCAGGCAGCCGCAGCATCCTTGTTCGTGAAGCCCTCCCGGATCAGTGCCAGGTAGCCTTCGCGCATTTCGGCATCAAAGCGGCCCTTGTCGTAGGCCTGCTTCTGTTTGATCTTCAGGGTCTTGCCGTTGACCTTGATGGTAGTTCGCTTTGGGGCCAACTTATCATTGACCAGGGGTTTCTTGCGTCCTTTGCGTGGCATAGCTCATCCTCGTTCGATGGTTGGCGATGAGCTTAAGGAGTTTGTGTGCGGTTGTCAACGGCGTTTGCGCTTGCGGCGTCTTTTGGGTTTCTGGTAATAACGCGCGTATATGTTTTCCAGGCCTGCTTTGTCTGGGTGGGAATGAACCCACAGTCCAGTGTCCGCCTGGAAGTTACGACTGAAGAACCGATCAAGCCTGTGGTTACCGGTTGCGACGTTCCGGGTTTCGTGAACGCGCTGGGAAAGCTGGTCGTACTGCCGGTCAGTCATGATCGGACGGTGGCCGGTTTCATAGGCCCAAGCAGCTACGGCTACTCGGATACGATCCCGCCGGACTAGTTCAGATAGTGTACCCCAAGGTCTAGCCATGATATTTCTCCTTCAGGATTGAGTTTATCAGAGGGCTAGAGAGTTGTCAGGAGTGATACTCTGATTACAGAGAAGCTAGGGAGCCAAAACCTTGGGGCTAGAGATTATTCTACTCCTAGGTACTCATCCATTTTTCTTTCATAGTCGCTCTGTAGTTGTTGAGCATATCGGGCAAAGTAAGAGGCGTCATAGCCGGGAGGGTACTCTGCTTCCCCCCTCTTAATCCGGCTAAACCACTCAACATGGTCTAGGTACTTACCAAAAGCCTTCATAACTGATCTTCTAGTAGCCATAGTTTTCTCCTTTAGCTTTAGTATACTTTAAGTGGGTTTGTTTGTCAATAGCCCTGTTTACGGAGAAGCTAGAAAGTGAAACTGGTGGGGCTAGAGATCGGTGCTCGTCCGCCCTCACAGGGCCCTCCGAATAAAAAAAGCCCCCCGCCCGGGTAGGGCAGAGAGCGGAAGAAAATGGGTGTGCCCCGTAGGGCACGGTCCCGTTGTTATGCCATCAGGGCTTCGATCTTGGCACGGTTCGTCTTGTTGTCCTTGAAGACGTGCTTCACACCATCATGGAACAGCGGTGCCCAGTCGTCGAGGTTGCGGCGGATACGAGCGCGCAGCGTCTTGGCACTGATGCCCTGCTCAGCGGCAATGTCAACGGTTGTGATCGTACCGGCAGGACGTGCCTTCGGTGCTGCTGCCTTGGCAGGTGCCGCCTTATCCTTGGCGCGTGTGCTGCGTGTGCGGCGGGTGGTTGTTTCACCGTCTGCTTTGCGCTGTGCCTTCGTCTTGCGTGTGGTGGTCATGGGCGCAGTGCGTTTCGTGACGCCCCGTGCTTTGCCTGCTTTCACCTTGGTCACTTTGCCTTCGGCAACAGCGGCGTCAATCAGTTCACGGTCGGTGGTGTTGGTAGCGGTGGTCATTGCAGTATCTCCTATTGTCTGCGTTTCGATGATTACAAGATACCATCCGCAATCGGATATTGCAACAGGTATCTCCGAGTTATTTTCAAGATTGTTTTGTTGACATCCATTCTCGAATGTGGTAGGCGCGGGCGGCCGTTCATATACCAGGTCCAGCGCGTTCGGCGCCTGCGGCCGCACCGTCTATTCAGACAGGGCCCTACCACCTGTGTAGAGCTTAGGGCCGTACCGTCTAGGCAGACCTAGGGCCGCACCGTTATACGGCCGCGCCCGCGTATGGCTCTGGCCCTCGGGGCTAGGTTACAGTCTCTAATCCTGCCCCAGTCTCTACCCGACTTTGGTTCCCACAGGGTGAAGCGTCCGAGGTACCACTTCCAGGACTATCGAGCTCTTGAACTCCTCGTCTTGGTCGTCACGGTAGCTTTTGAGCTGCTCCTCGCCAACATCCAGCGCTACCGCCTCATCAGCGAACAGTTCACAGAACAGCTCCGCACCAAAGTCCGACTGGTCGATCACTTTAACTTCCCAGACTTGCATCACATTCTCCTAAGTCTTCGTTCAACATACACACAAGATACCAAATCCTAATACTTCCTGCAATAGGAAACTGCAATCAAATTGATCTTATTTAATCTGTTGACAGGGCAATATAACGTATGATAGCTTAGAAGCAGGACAACAAAGGAACCTGACATGATTACCCTCAAACACTTATGCCGCGAGTTCGACCTCGACGCATACCCCCTGCGGCAGAAACTCCGCAAAGCCCTCAAACACAAACCCAACCAGCGCTGGCAATGGTCACCTGATGATCCCCAGCTCACAGAAGCCAAAGCGATTGCCAAGGAGATGCAAGATGCTAAAACCTCATAGCCCATCCTCACCCACTCGACCCCCGGTTGAGCACTTCTATTTCAGCATCCGGGACGCCGATGGCGAAGAACTCCGGTTTTTCACCCATGGCTTCGGGGCACTATATGCCGCCCATTACTGGATCACTGCCATACTCGAGCACCCGTCTACGCAGAACTGGAAAACACCCAACTACCTGGTCCTAACAGCCCCTAATGGCCACGAACTGCACATCAAAGGCTCAGACCTCGAAGGCGCCATCGAATACACCCCAACCAAGGAAGAGAGCCAATGGACACCCCCAGAACCCGACGCAACCCACCTACGCAGACTGGAGAACTTCGAAACAACGTCACACCGTACCATGAGTTCGCAGCCCGAAGAGCCGACGGCTTCCGAACCGAAGACGAAAAGTACGCCAAAGCCCTCGCAACCCAGACAGGCACCCCGGCACCGTTCCCAGAAAGCCTCTCCCGAGGGCACAATCACGGTAGCCCAGATATGCGCGGAGCTCAACATCCAGCCGAACAAGGGCCGACAACTGCTCCGGAAAGCCCAAATCCAGAAGCCCAAAGCCGGCTGGACGTTCAAGACGGACGACCCACTCCTCACTACGATCCGCGAAGTGTTGGCCAAAGGTTAGCAGACCTAGCCATCCTCGCGTTCTGCTGGGCACTGTTCGCCCTGCAATTCGCTGGCGCTATCAGTCAATTCTGGTAGCGTCACGCGCGATATATACACACTTTTTTAATTTCTATGGACATATATATGATTTTATTGACTTTTTTATACCCAGTAGCTCTTTGGCGCTATTTCAGGCTTCCACACCTAAGTGATTGATTTTGCACACCCATTTAGGCGTAACTGCACTTTTGACACCCGTGAGCGACAGCATGACGCCTAAAAAGTTCAATGTTTTCAATGACAAGCTCATAGAACTTGAGAGAATAAATAATATACGCGCGAGCGTGAGCGATTGACGTGCACCGGTTTTCCCAGTATCATCGCGCATCAGAAAAAGGACTCCGACATGAACCCTCTCATGCTTCTTCATACCCACTGCGGGTGGTCACTCGCTCTTATCAACCAGGAGATATGCCGCTACAAGCACCTCGATCAGCTGCACAAGGCGGTCACTGCACCGTCATGCCCACAGAAGTTCCAGCGTCTCGCGTTCGAGGCCATCATGGTCGAATGGGGACAGTACGAGCGATTGCGCGACCCACGCCGAAAGGACCTGTGGGCCTGTTATTTCCCAGACACGCGGCCACACATCTACCACCTGCTCCACTACGTCAGGAACCTGGACCTGTCTGGCAAGCCCACTGCTATATATCACGGCACCAAGCAGGTGAAGAAGGGCTACTCTGACCGCGTTATCCGTGGCATCCTGCGACAGCCGAAACTCCACCTGCGACAGCTGGACCGTATCCGTCGGTTCGCTATCCAGTATATCGACGAGCTAAGCAGCAAGAACCGCGAGCGAGGGGTGGACCCTTACTACATGACCCTCCACCGGGCAATCAACGACTCTAAGCGCCTGTATATGAAAGGAGAGATTATCATAGACTAATGGCGTTGACGTTCACACGCTGAGCAATTACGTTAGAACCTGCACATCAACAAAGGAGATATCCGATGGCACAGAAACCGACCACCGTGAAGCTGCCCTTCAAGAAGGAGACGAAGAACATGCTCCAGTACCAGGTGCCCGATGACGACAAGCACACCGCCCCGGTGCCGACGCTCTATGTCCGCAAGGATTGCGTCGAAGGCATGCCCGCCTTCCTGGAAGTCACCGTCAAAGGCGTGGACAAGTGACCCCGGAATACGCCCGCTGGCTGGAATATGGCACGACGCGGTACTTCCAGTTCCCGGTCTTCACCAGCAAAGGCCTGATCCAAACCCGGATCGACCGGCACAATCTCATGGGACACACTCCCACAGTGACCGGTCGTTTCACCAACGCCCAACCCAACATCCAGGAGCTCGATCCCATGGACCGCAATCCCGAAAACATCACCGACCCGAAAATCCGCCGCCTGTCTGAGTTTCTGTTCAGCCTGTATCACAACCGCAGCACTCCCGGCGAGCCCGAGCACGGCGAACACTCCCGCGTCTCCGACCGCATTGCCAAGTCGCTGGCCGGTGATCCCAAACTCATCATGGACCTGGCCACACTGATGGGTCATTGCCACGGCATGCCCGAGAACAACGAGGTGACCGCCTTCGCAGGGCAACGTGCTCAGCCGGAAGTCGAACTGCCCGACTGGCTCAAGGACCTGTGCGGTCAGGACACGGCCATCGAGGAGGGTGATCCCGGTATCACACTGGCCGACATGCTCCGCGGGGCTGGTATCGTGGCAATCAATCTGGGCGCATTGCTCGACGATGACGAAGACGACGCACTGCCGCCGCTGATCGACGAGGCCGGCGACATGGACTTCCGCTCCCTTTGGTACCGCGTGTTCCTTATGCTCGGCGGCGAAGAAGCAGACGTGACCTTCGACCCTGCCTACTACTCGATGGGCGACGAGGACAACCCGGCGATCCATGGTCCGGGCGTCACCCCGTTCACCGTCAACGGTGCAATCATGGCCGTGCTCGATGCCGAGAACTGTATGCAGTACATCGAGACTGCCACGCAGGTCATGGCCGATGAGATGGACGGACACGGCTGGGTGTACTGCTCCCACACCGTGATCGACTGATGCGGGAAACCGTCGCAGCACTCTGGGCGGCCTGGTGTATCTACCAGGTCGTTCAGGCCACCCGCCCTTATCGGACAGGTCAGCGGATCGGGTATCTACTCGGCGCTGGCCTTTCTGGTCTCACATCCTACCTCCTGGTGACCCCATGACCAACTTCTATATCGACGGTGGCAACACCGAAACAAAGCTGTCCATTGTGGGCCCCTACATCCCCTGCACGATGAAGCAGCTGGCAACCATCCACATGGTCGAACACAGTGTGCCCTACGAGATCGGCACGATCATTCAACGCAACCAGCGTTGGCTTGACGAGACTCCTCCGGAAGTCATTGTCACTGCCATCGGGCAGGAGCTCTACGAGGGGTTGCGTCGGATCGAAGGCAAGGCCTATATGGTAGGTCGCAATCACGACGAACCGCAAGGCGTGTTCTGCAGCAATCGCGTTCAGCGCGTCAACACAGCACTGCTCGACAGCGATGCTATCATAGACCTCGTGTATCGCCTAGACGCGCGCTACAGGCCTTCCTCAGCGTTCCTGTGCAGCGAAAACACAGCGCGAGACGTGAAGCGCCTGAAGGATCGAGACGGACGCTTCCTGTTCCAGGACAGTCTTGCTGCTGGTGTGCCTGCGCGATTGATCGGCTACCCGCTGCACGTTGATCCCGACGCGCCCGACGGTCAGCTCATGTTTGGTGACTTCCGCGAGGGATACCGCATTGACGCACGGCCTTGGATCACCGTCCTGCGTGACCCCTTCAGCCAGAAACCCCACGTCCTGTTCCACGCGACGATGAAGACGGGCGGTGAGGTTGACAACAGTGAGGCCCTCAAAATCCTCGAGTACACCGATGCCGAAGAAGCGTGTTAAATTCCGCGGGCAGTGGTATCCTTCAATGGCTGCCGCTGCTCGTGCCCATGGCTTCGAGCCGAACACTTTGCACAAGGCAAAGCTGGCAGGTCGACTTGATGACGTAGGAAAGGGCAAGGGCTACTATCGCCAGCCCGTCAGGATCAATGGTCTTGACTTCCCATCTATCAAGTCGGCAGCCGAACACTTCCGAGTCCACAAAGGGGTGATTATGAGACTGCTCGAGAAGGGGCAGGACACATACACCCCGAAGGGTATCAAGGTCACAGTCGGCAGGCAGGAGTTCGACTCCATCAAGGCCTGCGCTGAGCACTTCGGTGTCAGTCGCCACAGAATATACCGTCTCCGTGAAGCCGGCAACCTCGACAGCCTCCTCCCTCCCAAGCCCGAGCGCGGTTGCATGAACTGCGGCAAACCGATCAACCTCGGAACGCACCTTTGCGACAAGTGCAGGCAGCAGAGTTCTGGTCTTGCGCAGCTTCCGGAACTAGCTTATAGTCTCCTTATCAAACGCGATAGGAGACAGATATGTCAGAACCCAAAACACCCAACACCACAATGATGGAGACGCTCCGCGCACAAGCGGCAGCGATCTACAACTCATGGATTGAGGGACACGCAAACACCGCCTCCGCGATGCTGCGCCAAGTCCCGCACGAGCGCACCGCCTACGTGGTGTTCAACCTGTCTGTGCTGGCTGTCCACGAAGGACCCCACACGCAGTATGCCATGTCCAAGTTCATCGAAGGGGTGACCCAATGACTCTCTCCGAACTCATTGACCACCTGACCGAACTGGCGGAGAGCACTGACGCTGATCCTGAGGTCCGCATTGCCTATCAGCCCTCATGGCCCCTTCGCGCAACGCTGAGCAATGTGACGATTGCCGAGGATTGCGATGAGCAGGAGTTCCTGTGGCTCGCAGCAGGCTCCTCCGCCCCTTACAATGAAAACCCCTACGCCCCTGGCGAAGCATGGGAGAACAACTAATGGCACGTAAACCCGCAAGCACCCCGACCCGCGAAACCTACACGGTGTTGCAAGACGCCTATGACCACTTCAACAAAGAGATCTTCGGCAACGAGCTGCCCCAGTGCCTCATCACCCTGTCCGCGGAAATGCGCCGTGCCTATGGCTACTATCGCCATCACCCGTTCAAGGGCACAAAGAAGAAGGACCAGGTGGTCGACGAGATTGCCCTCAACCCCTTCACCTTTGCCGGCCGCACAGATCGGGAGATTTTCTCGACCCTTGTGCATGAGATGGTTCACCTGTGGCAGCATCACTTCGGTGAGCTCGAAACGAAGACTGCTCACGACAAGGAATGGGCAGCGAAGATGGAAGAAATAGGCCTGATGCCGAGCAGCACAGGCGCGCCAGGAGGCAAGCGCACCGGTCGTCGAGTGTCGCACTACATCATTGAGGATGGGCAGTTCGATCTGGCCGAAGTGAAGTTCCTCGGTGTGATCGAATGGCGAGGCGCTCCCATCGAGCGCGAGAAGAAAGGCAGCAAGCGTACCAAGTACACCTGCCCCATGTGCGACCTCAACGCCTACGGCAAACCTGGCATCTACATCAAGTGTGGTGATTGTGATGAGGGCATGCTGTCGTGACCTGTCGTGCCACCATACACACGGGGGCAGTGCGACCATGGCGCTGTCCTCGACCGGCTACCGCCTCCGGTTACTGTGACCTCCATATCCCGAAGGGTCTGTATCGTATAAAATTCACCTGGCCCGATGACCGTTACACACCCGGGGGCAAGGCTCGCTGGTGTGCCGGCTCTGCAAACACAAAGCATCCGGACAGAGCAATGGCCTATACATTTGCGGAAGCAGATGATATAGTCAGGAACAAATACCACGACGCTCGTCTCATCTGGGGCATCGTCACAACCAAGGAGCTGATCCCATGAAGAACCGCTACTACCACTTCTACGAAGTACCCAAACCCGGCAAGCAAGCGCGCCGTCGCAACATCGACCCGGTGCGTTCCGCCAAGGAGTCACGCTCTGTCCGTGACTACTACAACGGTATGAAGCTGCCCACCGCTGTGTTCATCAACCAGCAGCCGACGTCTCCCGAGCTGTTGCCTTTTGGTGAAAGGCTTTGGAAATGACCCGCATCAATGTTGTCCCCGTGACCGAGCTTCACGACAAGCACCTGCTTGCCGAGTACCGCGAACTCCCTCGCATCTTTGGTGCCTCACGAAAATGGCACATGCGCGGTGGCAGCGTTGACGACCTGCCCCGAACCTACCGTCTCGGCAAGGGTCACGTCCTATTCTTCTACGACAAACTGCTCTTCTGCTTCAATCGGCAGTTTGCCCTGTATGGTGAATGTCTCGAACGTGGTTTCAATGTGAAGCATAACCCACAGGATGCACGAGCTGACTTCATGTCCGCACCTGAGCATCTGTTCAACGACTACAAACCCACGCGCCGAGCTTTGCGTCTCAATCGTGAACGCATAGCGGAGCGCCTTGCAGGAATGAAGAACCCATGACTTACACGATCCACACGAATGAATGGACTACCCCACTTTTAGATGGGATGTACCAGGCTCGCCGTCGTATGTTCAAGGAACGCCTTGGTTGGGACGTCACAGTCACTGAGGCAGGCTGGGAGGTCGATCAATACGACACAAACGCTGCTCAATACTTGATCCTGAGCGACGAGCAGGCGCGTCACAAGGCGTCTATGCGCTTGCTTCCTGTGTCATCCTCGTGCATGACAGTCGAAGCGT